AGCTTTCTTGGGGTCTTTACTTGCCTCAATTACATCTCCACCAGCGTCATCGCCAAACTCTTCAATAGCTTGCAATGGTGTATAGTGTACTGTTATGACAATGCCATCAATTATCTTACGACTATTTTCTATTAATTGGTATGTACCAATTACTGTATTGCGATAATTAAGACCAGTTTTAGGTGTCCATTCAGAGAACATTGTGCCAAGACCAAAGATTATTAATGACTTTAAATCCTCGTCAAGCTCTGTAATGAAGTTAGAATTGAACATCTCTGTGTGTGTTGCAGCAGTAAGCATTGATATATACCGCTGAACATGGTCAGGTAGCTTTTCGCCATTACCAACCTTAATAGCAAAGAACATTTGTCCTGGTGGGAATAGTATGTGTTTAAGATTTGCTACCATATCCTCTGCATCAAGCATTGGAGTTATATCATATATATCTTTATTCCTAGAAACACCTGGTTCTTGCTTAGATGTTATATCTACATATGGGTGCATATAGTCAGCAGTTTCCTGCCAAAGATTGCGTATGTTACTCTGGGCAGCTAATTCAATATTTCTATAATTAATTACTTGCTCTGGAGTCATGTTTAGTTCCTATTATATTCGTTGTCTACTACACTGTATTGATTTATCTTATATCTGGACACAACCGCTACTTTATGTTTACTAGCAGCAAGTTTAAAGTAATTCAGTGCATGTCTGTAATGGTCATGCTTACCCTTGTACCTATAAACCGATGTACCAGTTTTCTTGTTCTTTTCAAGTTGTTTCCATGTACCACACATCTGTTTAGCAAACTCTTCTATTTCAGGACACATACGTGGTATAGTTAATACACCTGGGGTAGTTGTCATTCTATGAGTAGCATCACATATCTGTGTTCTATTAGCTGATACAATACCTGTCTTGTCGTTATAGTTAACATCATTGACAGCATTTTCTTTATAATCACATAAGTATGTCTTAAACTTAGCATGAGACTGAAAGTCTCTTGCACTATCCTCATAAGGTCTAATATCAACCACAGCAGATTTAACATGGAACCTATTAGCTAAGTCCATTATATCCTGCCACTTAGATAAAGCTATTGTTTTAAGTATCTTATAACTTTTATTACCTGTACGGATACCAATAACAATATGCTTAATCTTGCCGACATCAACGCCCATAGCACAAGGCCCATCATGTCTATTGACTGGTATATCATTACAACAGCACTCCATTACCTGTGAACGAGTTAATCTATCCTCTTCCTCGATATATGGTAAGCCAAGGTTAGTTCTATATACATCAGCTAAGTTACCCTCTGGTGGATTGCGGAATGAATTGAGTATTTCGGCAGGGTCATTATATATCGAAGTAAGCTGTGAGTGCTGATAGCCGTGCATAAAGCCTGAATTGCTAGGCATATCTGGAACCCACTGTGCTGAATCCTTACCAGTCCATATGGGTAACTCCTTACCGCATTTCTGGCATCTAATATAACCTGTGCCATCTTCTCGGATACCAACGCACTTCTCTGGGTCTTCAATGAAGAACTTCTCAGCGCATGTCCATGTACCACAAGTGCATCGTCTATGCCAATAACGTTGGTCAGAGTCTTGAAATATCTTGTCAATACCTTCACCCGGCACGATTGGATTAGATAAATACACTTCCTCTTTAACTAAAGAGTGACCCATACGACCACGAGCCTTTGCAACTACATCAAGGTCCATGTGGTCAACTTCGTCAAACTTAACGCTGTCAACAGGAATACCCTTCATCTTAGATGATTCATTTACATCTGAAATCTTCTGGCTTAATCTAGCCCCTCTTAAATATAAGAAGCTATCACTAATCTTCTTTAATGACGCTGTATCTGTACCCTTGCCAGAACCTTTGACATACTTACCAATAGCCAGCCGATTAGCAGCTATCAATGGATTAAACCTTGACTTACTAAACTCCTGAACATCATCTGTAGTAGGGAACATATACAAGTCGCCCTGTGGGTGATGACCGTGTATCATAGCATGTAATGACCGTAACACCTCTATCTCGGTCCAACCGCCCTGAGTGCCCTTCATATAGCACCGACGACGAGCAGTAGAACCCATTGGCTCTATCTGGTACTCGTGGTTCTTAAACGAGAACTGGCACGCCTGTAGCTTAATCTGATTGAGATTAGCCCAGTAGCCACAGTTCTGTGATGCAATTTGTGAAGGAGTTAAATTCACTACCACCCCCACCAATTAAAGCCGAATATTCCACCACTACCAGAGCTGGATTCTGTTGATGTAGTATTACTATCTGATGTCGTGTATGCCGAATAACCTCCAACATTATATGCTCTAACTTGATAATAATATACCATTGAACTAGATAGCCCCGTACTTGAATAAGTATTGGAATCTGCAGCAGTATTATCTATCTGGACATAATCACTATCTGTCTTTGAACGCTCAATCCTGAAGCCAGCCTCATTGTCTGAATTATCTACCCACACTAGGTTAATTTGCGATGAGCTTATAGTTGTTGCAACTAATGCAGTTGGTGCTGTCGGTGTTGACGGTTCTGCGTCTGTAGTTTCTGATACTGCTGGAGTTGAAACGTCGCCGGTATTCTCTAAGCTATCCCTAGATTGCACAGTATATGTATAGGTAGTACCAGCGGTTAGTCCTGAGTCTGTGTAACTCGTTGATTCTTGCCAGCCGCTATCTGTTGCTCCAGCATTGCCAGTTGTTTCATTAAAGTAATATTCTATTGGGGTAGAGTTATTTGCATCCGTAGCTGTTGTTGCGGTCATCGAAATAGCCGATGTACTAATAGCAGTAGGCTCACTAGACCATGTAGCAGGGCTAGGGGTGGGCGCTGTAGTATCACCGCTAGCTACATACTCATAAGCTCCAGCGTCAGGGGTACTTGTATCTCTTGTTACTCCAGCTAAGTCTGTTGCTGGGGCATAGCACGGGTCTGCAAAGCCAATTGCTGTTGAGCCACTGGCAAGCTTATACTCATTAGTAAGGTTTATATGTTGCGCACCACTACCATAATTAACCTCATGGAAAGCATATGTATCAAAAGCAGTCCCGCCAATAAAGAAGTTTCCGCTACCCTCAAAATAATTAACATCGTTTATCTCTAAAACATCCGTGTCAGCTCCATATGTTAAAATTACCGTATTTGAGCCAACTATTATAGATTCCGCGTGTCCCCATATAATATTGTTATCTTCATCAAAGGCATAAGGTTCGGCCATATTAACGTCAACTCTGCCAACAATAACATTGTTCTTAAATTCAAACCCGCTACCAGTGGTATAGTTTCCACTTGAATCTATATCAAGCCCTGCGTCATACCTACCTGTACCACTTAATCTAGTAGGGACATATGAGCCAATAAGCGTGTTGTTGTTGAATTTGCAATTAGTGCCAATATCTAGCAGCTCAACACATGTAAAATTTATCGTATCATATACAAGATTGTTTTCTATCAACATATTAGAGTAACCGACAGTTGGATATATCTCTTGATAGAATCTAATAGCTCTTGTATTGCCATAACTATGTATTACATTACGTCTAACGGTAATACCAGATGAACGAATACTAATACCAGAGCCATGAGTTTCCGCAGAATTACCAGAACTTTCTTCTTTAGGGTATTGATTATAGATATGATTACCCTCAATTAAAATATTTCCAGACGTGGTTATACCAGTTTCAGAAACTTTCAATGCAGAGCTTGTCATATCGTGAAAAATATTATCTCTTATAATTATCTCGTTACAATCTCCTGAAATGTCAACTGCGTTTTTAACATGTGTAACATTACAGTCTTCAACAAAAACATCGCTCAATGGCAAGCTGTTATGAGCTTCTCTTATTTGGATACCGTACTCTGACGTAGTATCTGCGTAAGTACCCCACCTGCCTATGATAGTAAGATTTATTAGCTTTACACTACTAGCACTAGTAAAAATAACAGCCGAATCGCCTGAAGAAGAACTGTTAATTTCTACATCTTCAATAATTAAATACCTTGCGGTTGTAGATTCATCACCATGAGCATATAACAATAGCGAATCAAAAACTACATTTGCATCAGTTACAGCAATATATGTAATTGGAGAATCCCAACTAGTACCATAGATAACGTCGCCAAAATGAGTAACTCCATTCCTGAACTCAACATCACCATAGTTACCCTCTTTCAGGTAAACCGTATCACCAGCAGCTATTCCACTATCATCACTCTGACCATAATCAATTGTCTTCCAAGGCAAAGCACTACTACCGACATTAACATCATTACCATCAACAGGGTCAATGTAATAATCAGCCGCAAAGCAGACCGAAACCATACACAATAGTATCAATAATATAAGTTTCAATTAATCTCTCCACATTATCTGGATTGTCTCCGCACCAGCAGCACCTAAAAAATGCAACTGGTCAAGATTCTGCACAGGAACGGAAATAGGAGATGTACTAAGAATCCATGTAGAACTAGTAGCAGCACCATTAATATTCATGTAAACCGTCGTGCCAGAAGCTTTCGCAACCAGACAACTCCTACATGACTGAGTAGATGGACTAATGTCAGCAGGTGTGCCAGCAATAGTAACCAACACAACGCCAGCCCGTGAACTGTTTACCGATAAGCTTTTCTCGTCAAATGCC